CGCAGAAGCCGCAGGTCAACCCGAAGTACAAGGCCGTGTGGAAGGCGTACTGCGAACACCCAATCAACGAGGGCCTCAACCCCCAGCAGTTGAAGGACGGGTTCAACAACCTCCGCGCGTCAATCAGCGGAAAGGAGAAGAAGGCCGTTGACTACACGGACGCCGACTGGGACAAGCTCTCGTCGGCCATCGCCGAACTCAACGACGACCTTCCGTACTGATATGGGAAAGGCAACCAACAACAGGAACTGTAGCCTCTGCGACAAGAGGCGTCACTGCTGGAGGCCCGAACGCTACGGCGACCGAGGGGAGCGGGGCAAACGCCCCTTCCCCAAGGAGGCCGTGTGCGATTCGTTCCGGCTTGACGAGGAGTTGAAACAATGAGCATACACCACAAACTTGGCATGAGCAAGTGGACGCCGTGGAGCGTCTGCCCGAAGTTCGATAGCGTACCACACAGCACGTCCGCGTCAATCGGCACGGCACAGCACGACAAGCTGGCCAGACTGCTGAACGGGGACGACACGCTCGAACTCGACGAGACCGAAATGATTGACCGCGCCGTCAAGTGGGCCGCGCAAATCATCAAGGGCGACGCCCTCGACGAGACGCTGTACACGGAGGAGATGGTTGAAATCAGCGACCGCATCAGCGAGAACCTCGCAGGAATCTACGGCACTGTTGACGCCTTCTTCATCCAGCACATCACGGACAAGGAGACCGGGGACGAGCACAAGGTCATCCACATCTTCGACTTCAAGTCGATGGCTCGCGGCATGGGCAACGACCTGTTCCCGCAGCTCATGGGCTACGCACTTGGCGTGGCGTCGCTCCTCGGCGTGACTGAGATGAACACGAAGGTAGTCCTGCACGTCCTGCTTGGCGGAGCGTTCAAGCACGACGTCCTGAACACCGACCTGTTCGACTGCCTCACGACTGGCGAGACCGTGGTGAACGCGAGGAAGCACGCCGAGGCCGCAAAGCCTTGCCCTTCCGAGTGGTGCAAATACTGCAAGCACAGCACGTCGTGCGAAGCCACCGACGAGCAGGTTGAGCTGGTGCGGCAGGGAGTGCTGAACTCCATGTCAGTGCCGAAGCGGCTCCTGTTCATCGAGCAGGTCGAGGCCATCCTGAAGAAGGCGAAGGAAGAGGCCAAGGCGGAAATCGCCAACGCCGAAGGCAAGACCATCACGGACGACGGCATCACCTACGCCATCCACCCCGTAAACGGGCCGTCGAAGCTCGGCGACGGGAAGATGTGGGAACTCTACTCGATGCTCACGTCAAAGGGCGTGTCGCTCGAAGACCTGTTCTCGAAGTGCTCCGTCAAGAAGGGCGACGCGATGAAGCTCCTTCAGGCGACGGGCATGAAGCTGAAGTCCAAAGACCCCGGCGTCGAGACTGCGGAGACCTGCGTGTCCCCGTACTACGAGGCGACCACGGTCGAGAAGCTGGAGAGGATTGACTAGCCATGAACAGGAGGACTGCGACAAGCTACGTCACCGTGGCCGAACGCCTCGGCGTAAGCTACGGACACCTGTACCACGTCCTCCACCTGCGCCGTTCAAGCCCCGCCCTGCTCCTTACGATTGAGCGTCTGTACCCGGAGCTTATCGAGAAGCAGGACGGGAGCGTCCGATACTCGTTGCACAAGTCGTGCGACTTCCACCGGGAGGCGTATCGGTGGGACAGCCGCGCCAACAGGTACGTGCTGAAAGACAAGTACGCCAAGTACAGATGAAGAAAGGAAACACAGCCATGTCTGCTTACAGCGAGGCGGCGAACGGGTTCGTGGTCAGCGACCGCGTGACGCTTATGCTGAACACTATGAACAGCGAGGCGAGGATGCGAATCCTCGTCAGGGCCTACGACATGTTCTTCAAGCTCGACGGACATCCGTTGATTGAAGGGCGTGAGGAGGCGGCGGCGAAGGCGGTGGCACAGTGCGCCACCGAAATCCGCGACGCCTTCAAGCGGAGGCAGAAGCAATCGCAGTTGGCTCGGCAGGTGGGAGCCGAGAGGGCCGCAGAAATCGCGAGACCATCTCACGATAATCTCACGATGCCGCAAGAAAGGAGAGAAGAAAAGGGTTCCCCCACACCCCCTATAAAAGAAGAGACCAAAGAAACTTCTATTACCCCCAAACCCCCACGGGTCGTGTTCACGCCTCCCACCGTCGAAGAGGTCAAAGCCTACTGCGACGAGCGGAAGAACGGGATAGACCCGCAGTGCTTCATCGACTTCTACTCCGCGAAGGGGTGGATGATTGGAAGCAACAGGATGAAGGACTGGCGCGCAGCCGTCCGCAACTGGGAAACGAGGAGAAGGAACGATGCTTGGAATGGACGAGGCGTTGGCCTCGCTGGCAAAGGACTTGCGGGTTGCACCCGAACCACCACGGCAGGAAACTTCCGTGGCGGCACAGCCGACCAGCGAGCAGAGGCCGAAGCTGTACTATAGCAGGCCGGAGGACTTGATGAAGATTGTGGCGAGAAACGGATTTGACCCAAGCGTGGCGGGCGAGGACTTCGCCCCGCTCTGCGCCGCCGCGTCAAGGGCGTTCGCCATCACCGCGCCGCGCAAGGTCGGGATGATTATCTCCGGCGACTACGGTTGCGGCAAGACGTTCTTCGTCAAGTGCCTGAAGCTGACTGGCTCGCAGTTCGTTGACCTGACCCTTGCGGAGACGGTCGAATGGCTCGACCAGCGCGGAGGCTACCAGTCCTCCCTCGACTACATGTGCGAGCATGACATCATGCTCGACGACCTTGGTGCGGAGAGCATCAAGAACGAGTACGGAGTAAAGCGGGACATCGTTGGAGAGTTCATCTGCCGCTACCACACCAAGGGCAAGGGGCGGATGTTCATCACAACGAACCTGCGGGGGCCCGAACTGCTCGACCGCTACGGCGGACGGGTGGTTGACAGGCTGAAGCAGTTGTGCGTCCCGTTCCACATGAAAGGCAAATCAAAGAGACAATGGCTATGAAACAGGAACTTCAATTCAACGAATACTGCAAGGCGGCGGCATCGACCGACCGCTACCCGAACGAGTGCAAGCCGTGGGTCTACGCCCTCGGCGTCACAGGGGAGTCCGGCGAGCTGGCCGACAAAATCAAGAAGGTGTACCGCGACAAGAACGGCATCTTCAAGCAGGAGGACAGGAATGAAATCGCCAAGGAGCTTGGCGACATCCTGTGGTACGTCACCCGCCTCGCCGCCACGCTCGGCTTCTCGCTGGAGCAGATTGCGGCGATGAACATGGACAAGCTGGCAGACCGCGCCAAGCGCGGGGCCATCCACGGAAGCGGGGACAACCGATGACCAAAATCCGTGGCAAGTTCTGCGCGGAACCCCGCAGGCGGAGCCGCACGTGCCCCGTCTGCGGGCGGCGGTTCGACGCGAAGAACACGCACATCAGAATCTGCCCGCCGTGCGAGCGGATGCTGAAGCGCGGAGGCAATCACGTCAGGAGGGACTTCGAGTGAAGTACAACGCTTTCCTCTCCATGCCGCCGCCGACGGCGACGGCACAGCATAAGGGCAGTCGGATAGTGTACATCGACGGGCGACCGACGATTATGCACTACACCAAGCTCCCGCAGAGGAAAGTCCACGACGCCTACGTCAGGCTTTTGACCGCAGACATCCTGCGGCGGGAGGACGGCATCGGCAGGGAGTTCACCTTCACGACGGCAATCGCCGTGGAGATTGACTTCTTCTTCCAGAACCCGTCCAACACCCCGAAGAGGGACAAGGACAAGACCTTCGCCAAGGTGACGCGCCCCGACGTGGACAACATGGCGAAGGGACTTCTCGACTGCCTCACCGAGGTCGGCCTGATACAGGACGACGGACTTATCTTCCACCTGCGCGTTCGCAAGTTCACGACAGGACAGAAGCACGTCGGCATCGGAATCACCATCACCGATGAACTCGACAACTACACGCTTGATGGTGACATGAAGGAGACCAAAGACAATGAGCAGGTATGAACGGGCCAACGCCAAGAGCGGACGCCTTTTCCCCACGGAGCAGGAGAAGCTGGCGGCCAACCCCAAGTTGCCCGCGCTGAACGGAACCATCGTCGTTGACGGCGTGGCTCTCTACCTCGGCCTGTGGAAGCGCAAGTCCAAGAACGGACGCGACTACTTCACGGCGGAGCTGACCTATCCGCTCGACGAGACCGCACGCCTGAAGGCGACTGGCCCCGCCACCTCTGCGGCGGCGAAGCGCGAGCGCGACTACGACGCGGCCCATCCGCAGACGCCGCGCCACGACAAGGCGCGCTGGGAGTCCCGTCCGCAACAGCAGGACGACGGCGACGGCGGGGAGGACATGCCGTTCTGATGAAGACCCTGAACGCAGGAGGGTTGAGCGCGGCCCACGTCAAGAAGTTGCTGACGCTTCTCGGCAGGGGCCACGCCTACTGCACCCGCAGGTGCGGCAGGTGGGGTTCCCCCTCCTGCTTCTCCTGCATGTTCAGGGACGTGCGACAACTCCACCGGGAGATTGGACGTGGGACTGAAGATGACCGGGCGAGCGGAGGTGAGCAAGCCGACAAGGTGCAACTGGTGTGGAAGGAAGACGACGAACCTCGTGAAGATTCACAGCCACGAGGACAAGTCAACGCTCCGCATATGCGAGAGGCACTACCTGTCGATGATGGCGAGGCCGCGAGACTGGGACTTGTGGGTGGCGACGGCCTTCCCGAAGTGGAACGCCAAGGTGTTCAACAGGAACGCCGAGGAGTTTGACGCGGAGGCCCGCCACTTCATCAAGACGGAAAGAGAAATCGAAAAACTATTCGGAGACGACAATGACTGACGACACGGTGAAAGAGATAAGCGAACGCGCCGACAACGGAATCGTCGCGTCCGTGTGGCGTGCCGGGAACAACCTCGGCATGTGCTTCTCGAAGCAGGGGAGTACCGTGACGTGGGACGACATGGACGTGAACGAGAGGCAGATGGCCGTGCAGAACCTGTACGCCGCCGCCGACTTCTTCGCGCAGTGCATCATGCAGGGGCGGCCCGACGGCTCGCACGTAGAGCAACTCACGCCGCATCCGGCGAGAGGGGAGGACTGACGTGGCGGTGACTACGACACTGTTCGGCGTTGCACTCGCCCCGTTGTACGTGGCGTTGGCGCAGGTGGAATCTGGCAACGGCAAGACCAGCCAGAACATCTACCAGATTACGGAGCGGTTTGTCGATGACGTGAACCGCATCTCAACCGAGGAGAAGTTCGTCTACTCCGACATGTACGACAGGAAGCGGTCGGAGCGCATGATGGAAATCTACTGGGTGTACTACGTGTCGCGGTACATCGACGCCACTGGACGAGACCCGACGTGGGAGACGCTGGCCCGCATCCACAACGGCGGCCCCGACGGCTGGAGGAAATACGCCACCAAGCAGTACTGGAGGCGCGTCAAGGAACTGCTTCCGGGAGGTGCGGCATGACATATATTCAGGAGAGTCTGTTTCCTGACGGAGAACTGCCGCCGCCTGAGCACGAGAGATTGCGGCTTGTCGTGTGCAAACCTACGCCGAACCATCTCCGCATGGGGCAGGGCAAGCCGTGCAAGGTTGCGCTACGTTGCCCCGAACGCAGGGGCAGGATAATCGCCACCGTGTACAGCGGCGAGGACGACGCGCAGTACATAGCGGACTGCGTGAACGCAAAGGCTGGAGGCTGACATGAAGATACTGCGAAGCGAACACAGGCGACGCGTCCGCAACGACCTCGACTATGCAATCGGTCTGTTGCAAGACATACACAAGGTCGTGTACAAAGGGTACAAGACTTCGATGATTAGCCTTGACATTGACGCGGCCATGCACTGCCTGATGTCTGCGAGGTTGCATCTTCCCGACACCAAGCTGAAGATTGTGTACAAGAATCCGTGTAAGCAACGGAAGGTAAAGTTCTGAAGGAGACAACATGATAGGTATGAAGAGGCGGGGACGGCCCCCGAAGGAAGAGCCGAGGTTTCCCGACGTGACGCAGATGCGTGACGTGACCGAGGCGAGGGAGCCGCTGAAGCCGCCGAAGGCGGAGTTGCTTGCGCAAGCAATCGTCCGTCTGAACGGCGACATCAGGAGGGCGAGCGCGGAAGTTCTCGACCCCCTCTCCGACCCTTCGTACACGGAGTACGAGCAGTTGCCGGAGCCGATTCAGAAGCGCGTCAAGTACCTGCTGAACCGAGCCGCCAACGAGACAGTCGCAACGAGGGAGGAGGTGGAGCTTCTGCTCACCCGCTCCATCCGTGGGCAGGACGACAAGGTGGAGCCGATTGACGCGGTGCGCGAGCTGTGCAAGATGAAGGGCTGGTACGAACCTGTCAACGTGAACCACACCCACGAACTCCGAATCCCGGAGCGAATCGCCGGGATGAGCGAGGCAGACCTGAACAGGCTGATAGAGCTTGGCAAGGAGGCGCGGACGCTGGAGACCACGAAGCAGATTGCGGCTGACGCCGATGTCGTCGAGGCGGAGGTTGTGACCGACACGACGAGCAAGGTTATGATGAAGGAGGCGGTCAATGAGGAGAGGTGAACTGCTGTGGCCATCGACGTACCACTACGTCAAGGAACGGTTCTGCCGAGTCGGAGTCTGCAAGGGCGACGGCAAGTGCGAGGGTTGCGAGTGGGGACTCCTGCGTCGCTACGCCGCACGGGACACAGACAGAATCAATGAACTGCGGGAGGACAACGACAGGCTGAAGCACGCTCTCCAAGAAGTGTGCGACAGGCTGTGGTACTACTTCGGCACGACTGACGGGAAGTTCTCCAGCAACCAAGCCGCCAACGTTTACGACACCGCAAAGTATTATCTCGATGGAGGGAAGCCAAGTGAATCCTGAACACGCAAGACTGGCGAAGCTCGAACTCGCCGCAAGGCACGCACGAACCGACATGCTGTCGTTCATGCAGTGGTGCTGGTGGATGCCGCCGACATCGCCGCTCATCATCGGGCGGCACACCCGCGCCATCTGCAACCGATTGACGCGGGCCATCGACGATTTCCGGCAAGGCAAGTCCACTTATCTTCTCATCGACGTTCCCTTCCGACACGGCAAGTCGGACATCGTGAGCCGCGCACTTCCGGCTTTCTTCCTCGGACGCAACGCGGACATGATGCCGTCCGTAATCATGTCGGGCTACGGCGACGACCTCGTGTCTGGGTTCTCGAAGGACTGCAAGAACATAATGAACTCTGACGCGTACCAGTTTCTGTTCCCCGATGTGAAGCCAGACCCGAAGGACAACTCCATCAACTCTTGGCGCGTCAAGGGTAGCAAGCGCATCGTCTCCGTCGCGGGTATCACGGGCGGCATCACGGGCAAGGGCGGCAACCTCATCGTCCTCGACGACTACTGCAAGACGAGGGCGCAGGCCGAATCGAAGGGCGAGCGTGACAAGGTGTGGAACGAGTTCGCCAACTCCGTGTTCACGCGTCAAGACCCGCCAGCCGCAATCATCGTGGTGTGTGCTACGCCGTGGCATGTCGATGACGTTCGCGGGAGAATCCTGAAGGCCATGAAGGAAGACCCGAAGTTCCCTACATTCGAGGAACTGTCATTCCCCGCGCACAAGGATGGCCCCGACGGATGGGAGTATCTCTGTCCCGAACTCCACCCGCCGGAGTGGTACGACGGCAACCGCGCAGTCCTTGGCCCAGCCGACGCCGCCGCACTGCTCGACTGCTCGCCCGTGTCGAAGGCGGGTTGCATGTTCAAGCGTGACTGGTTCATGACATACGACATCAGACGCCAGCCGAAGATAAACACGATGAACCGCTACATCTTCGTCGATACAGCATCGGCCAAGAAGAAGGGTTCGGACTACTCTGTCATGTGGGTCGTTGGCTTGGGTCGGGACAAGAACTACTACGTGCTCGACGGCGTGAGAGACCACCTCAACCTGACCGAGCGCACAGACGCCATCTTCCGCCTCGTCAAGAAGTGGCAACCGTCGCAGGTCTACTGGGAGACAATCGGCGCACAGGCCGATGCGGAGCACGTCATGGAGGAGATGTCCATCCGGGGCTACCGCTTCAGCATCCGCCAGCTCCACCAGTCCGTGCCGAAGCTCGACCGCATCCGCTGGCTTGAACCCGTGTTCCAGAACTCCCGCATCTGGTTCCCGTCGCAGATGTTCTACCGCGACGTTCAGGGCGTGGAACACGACTTGACGCAGGAGTTCATCAACGACGAGTTCGTCATCTTCCCCGCCACGAGGCACGACGACATGCTCGACTGCCTCGCCAACATCAAGCACCCGAACATAATCGGCAACCTCATCTTCCCGAAGACGAGGGAGTACGAGGACGAGGTGTCTCG